AATTCTTCGGTTCATCCTGGAAGCGTGGAGGCGATCCAGTGGCGTGCGGCACTGGCACTTCACCATGGAAGACAATCCGGGGATCACCGAAGAATTCAAGGCCACGCTTCGAGCGCTCTACACCGGCATGTGGTTTAAGCGGATGATCCTGGGTCTCTGGGTCATGGCCGAAGGTGCCATCTTCGATGCGTTCGATGAGGACACTGACGTCGTCGACGAGATCCCGGCCGATATCCACTGGATCGCCAGTGGCACCGACCACGGGGTGCGCAACCCGTTCCATTCGGTCCTGCTAGGCCTGGCCGACCGCAAGCTCTGGGTCACCCACGAGTACCGGTATGACAGCAAGAAGACCGGGCGCCAGATGTCGGACGCGGAGTACTCCGACGCCTACGCCGAATGGCTCGCGACGGCGGAGGTCAGTCCGGGAGTGCAGGGTGTCACGCCGGATTGGGAGGTGATCGACCCCGCCGCGGCGGCATACCGCACCACGCGGTATCAAGCCGGCTCGACACCGTACCCCGGAGTGAACGAGGTCGACCTCGGCTTGCGCACGCTGTCGAGCCTGTTCGCCCGACGGCGTATCAAGATCCACCGTCGGTGCCAGCACCTGCTCGCCGAGATCCCCGGATACTCATGGGACGAGAAAGCGGCGCAGCGCGGTCAGGACGCGCCGATCAAAGTTGACGATCACGGCTTGGACGCACTCCGGTACGCTGTCGAGACCACCCGCGTCTTCTGGGAAGGGGCAGTCTACGATGCCGCTTGAGTACGCCCCTACGCAGCAATGGCCCCCTGTTGACTGCCATACTCACTATCAGGTGGTTGACGAGTGGGACGCGTGGTACTCCGGCGACCGCGGTCGCCTCATGGCTATGTACGGGGTGGACGGCGACATCATGCCGATCGCCAACCGGACCAGCCAGTACCGCGGCGGGCTGGTCGGTCGGCTGGCTCGGTTCTGGTGGGGCCAGCCCATCCCGACCACGCAACCGGCCCGCAAGCTTCATGTCCCGCTGGCCGCTGACGTGGCGCAGTACTCATCGGATCTCCTGTTCGCATCCCCGCCGGACATCGATCTGGGGTACCCGAAGCTGACCGCGCCGGCCGGCGATGCTGCATCGTTGACCGTGGTCCGGTCGCCCGACCCTCGCTCGAAGCGGTGGGACCAGATCGTTGAAAAGGGGAACTTCTGGCCGCGTCTGCGCGAGGCTGCTGAGCTGATTGCGGCGCTCGGGGGCGGCTACCTGAAAGTGGCAGCGCTGCCGGCCCTGTGCCCGGTCCCGTTCCTCTGCGCCGAGCGTGTGCAGGACGCTGTGCCAGAGTGGACGATGGGGTGGCTAACCGCGGTCACGTTTCATCACGTGATCGAGCGCGACGACGATAAGGGCCACGTCTGGCGACACCTCGAGCGGTACGAAGTGTTGTCCGGTACGCCCGGTGGCGGTGTGGTCTACCACGGGCTGTACGCCGGGACCAACGCCCGTCTTGGCACACTCGTGCCCCCGGCGCAGGCTGCCGTGATGTTCCCGCAACTCGCCCCGATGTTCATCGGCCCCGGTGGCGCCGTGACCGACGTCGGCACGGTGGCCTACTGGACCGGCACGACCGGGCTCGCTGCGACCTACGTTCCCAACATGCTCCCGAACCGGATCATGCCCGCGAGCCCATATGGTCGGTCCGACTACGCGACCAGCGAGGGTGTCATGGATGCCCTCGACGAGACGTGGTCGAGCTTGCTGCGTGACATCCGGTTGGGCAAGGGCCGGATCACCGTGCCCTCGCACGCGCTGCAGTCGCTCGGCCGGGGCAAGGGGGCACAGTTCGAGATCGAACAGGAGATCTACTCAGCGATCAACGCGCTGCCGGGACAGAACGGCTCGGACGGCATCACGGTGTCACAGTTCGCGATCCGGGTTGACGACCATCTGAACGCGGCGCGCGCCATGGTTCAGCAGGTCATGCGGACGGCTGGCTACGATCCGGGCTCGCTCGACGATCCGAGCAAGGCAGCGAAGACGGCGACCGAGGTCGCCAACGATGCCAGCCGCACTGTGGCCACCCGGGGCCGCAAGATCGGCTACATGACGCCGGCCCTGCGTTGGGCGGTGACCGCGTTGCAACAGATGGACACGGCCATCTTCGGCAAGGCAGGACCCGACCCGGACCAGGAGGATCCGAACATCGAGTGGCCCGATACCGCGCAGACCGACCCCGAGAAAGAGGCACGCACACTGCAGCTTCTCGACGCGGCTGGTGCGGTCAGCACGCGTATCAAGGTCGAGATGTTGCACCCTGATTGGGATGAGACCGAGATCGATGCCGAGGTCGCGGCGATCCAGTCGAGCAAGGGTGCGGGTGTCGCGCCCCCGAACGAGTTCATCCCGCCGGGCACGATGCCCGACATGGGCATGAACCCGCCGGCCCCGGCCCCGGGTGACCCGGCGTACCCGCCGGGCGGCTGACGTGGCGATCAGCCGGGGGACGGCCGGGATCCATCCGGGCGCGTTCGGCTACTCGTTGTGGGAGCTATTCAGCCACATCGAGGATCGCGTCCTGCTGGCCATTGGCCAGGCCACGGCTCGAACGCTGCCCAACGCGAACACACTGATGCACTTGGGCGACCAGCATCAGGCGCTCTCTGCGCTCACCCGCGCCGTCAACGACCTGCTCGAAGGGCTCGACGCGCGGGCGTCCCGGTACGCCTCACAGGCCGTGCTCGATGCCGCCCGGGGTGGCCGCGTGGCCGCGGTGCGCGAGCTCGAAGCGATCGCCGGACGTACCGACCTACCGGAAGTCTTCCGGCAGCGTATGGCGCAGGCCCGCGCCGCGCTGACCGGAAGCGAGGAGGGGCTACGCTTTGGCCCGGTCGCCCGGATCGCCGAGGCGCTACAGGGCCGTTTGGGCGAGATGCGTCTGCCCATCGTGCGGGCCGCGCGGGACGCGTTTCAGGAGATCACCGCCAAGGCCAGTGCCGCCGCGGTGGTCGGGGTTGACGCGCAACGCAAGGCGGCGGCGGCGGCGTATCAGGAACTGGCAGGGCGTGGCCTGACCACGTTCACCGACCGGGCTGGCAAGCGGTGGGCGTTGGACAGTTACGTGGACATGGCTACGCGGACCGCCATCGTTCAGTCCGCGGTCGAGGCGCACAATGACCAGCTCGGACAACTCGGGATCGATCTCGTGATCGTGTCCGACTCTCCGCGCGAGTGCCCGCTCTGTCGCCCGTGGGAGGGCAAGATCCTTGCCCGGACCGGTCCGGGTGGCGCGCATGATGTCCAGGTCCAGCACGCGATCAACGATGGTGAGAGCGTCACCGTGCACGTGGCCGGGACCGTGGCCGATGCGACGTCGGCCGGCCTGTTTCACCCGAACTGTACGCACACCATCGGGGCGTATCTGCCCGGCGTCACGAAGCCGTTCACGACCGACACGGCGAACCCTGACGGGTACGCGGCGCAACAGCGCCAACGCACGCTCGAACGCCGGTTGCGGGCCGCACGGCGGGCGCAAGAGGGTCTGCCGAATTGGGCGGACCGACAGTTCCACGATGCCGCGAGTGCTCGCGTCAAGAGTCTGCGCGGCCAGCTATCCGAACACTTGTCGCAGAATCCCGACCTTCCCCGCCAGCGTGCCCGGGAGCAGGTGGCGCAAGGCTTCGGGCCGAGCAAGGCCAAACCTCCCGCCAAGCAACTCGCCCCGCGGCCAGCTCAGTACTACCCCGACGGTACGGCGCCGGGGTCCGAAGATCTCATGGACGCGGCGCGCATCATCGAGACATCGCCCGACGTGCGCCGTGAGCCGTTGGCCGAGATGGGACAGGTTGGCGTGCCCGAACGCATCACGTTGCCGGACGGTCGAGTCGTGTTCGGCAAGACCAACGGGCCGGCGTTCGCGATGTCCGGCGAGCAGGTGACCGATGCTGAGCAACTGGCCGGTATGGTCGGACACGCGCTCGGCGCTCCCGTCCCGCGGCTCTACCGCGACGGCCCGGTGCACCTCTACACCGAATGGGTCAGCGGCAAGCCTGGCTCGACGGTGGTCACCGATGAGTACACGTATGAGCCGGACACCGATCTCGGGCACCATCTCACGTACGGCCAGGCCGGCAAGCGGCTCGGTCTGCTCGACCTATTGACCGAGAACGGCGACCGCCATACCGGGAACTGGCTCGCCGTCGGCGAGCCCGGGAGCGAAACCCTCATGGGTGTAGATCAGGGGTTGGCGTACAGCGGGTACCACTACGATCCGGCCGTCGGTGGTGCGGTCTACCGGATGCGTGGCCTAGTCGACTGGTATCGCGGCGCCAGCGAAGACGAGCGACTTAGCCACCTCGCGAGCAATCAGGCGGGCTGGTTCGCGGACAACTGGTTCGACCTTCAAGAGATCATCGACTCGAATGGGCGTAACGTCATCCCCCGCGGTGACGCGTGGACTTCGGCGGACGTCGCCGAGGTCCGGCGCCGGCTGCAGGAACTGGCGCCGATGTTCGCGCACCTGAACCGGTCGGCTGATCTGGAGTACTCCTTGCTGGTGCTCGATACACTCGGGCAGTACGCCAACGGAACGGAATCGATCTTCAATGGCTGACCAACAGGGCACCATCGAGTTACGCGGTAGCGACGACGGCAAGACGTACGGCGCCGTACGTCGGCAGGCCGACGGTAGCCTGACCGCATCCGGGGCCGGTGTCGGTCTGCTGCGTACCGCGGTCCGGTTCGCCGAGGCTCCGGCCGCCACGTGGGAGCGCCTACAGGGCTGGTGTAACGGGCCGTTGCGCGCCGTCGTGGTCAAGTGACAGGTCACTAGGTACGCGTGTACGATGCGCTTACCCTGATCACCGGGCAGGTCCCGGGGCAGGGTGACGCGCACGGGAGGCGCGCACTCATGACACAGCCAGCCGTACCGCCGACGCCCCCGGGGCCGGACCCCGCACCGGCGCCAGCGCCAGCAGTACCGCCAGCCCCGACCGATCCGACCACGCCGCCGGCAGGCCCGGCCCGCGACTCGGCATCGTACGAGGCTGAGATAGCCCGGTTGCGAGCGGAGAACGCTCGCGACCGGACGTCAGCGAAAGAGCAGGCCGCGAAGGAGGCTCGGGAAGCCCTGGTCGCTCAGATCACGGGTGGCGCTACGCCGGTAGATCCGGCCACGCTTGCCGCTCAGGTCCAGCAGACACAGGCCGAGCGTGCCGCACTGGCCGCGGAGAACACCGTGCTACGGCTGGCCCCGAAGTTCGGGGGCGATCCGGATGCGCTGGTGGACTCGACCGCGTTCATGCGCTCGGTGGGCAAGCTCGACGCCACATCCGCCACATACGTGGCCGACCTCGAAACCCTCATCAAGACTCACCTCGAAACCAACCCGCGTCACAAGCTCGCCCCCGGCGCCCCGGCGCTCGTGCCCCCGCCCCCCGTCAGTGATCCCGCGAACGGTGCTGCAGGCCAGCCAGCCCCGGGGTCGCCGTCCGGTGTGGACGCTATGCGCGCGCTTCTGCGACCGAAGCGGACGTAGCCACTGCGGGTTGGCCACACTCGGATAGGAGTAAGAGCCTCCCGTGACAAACTCGACACTCACCAGCGACGTCATCGCTCAGGCCGCGCTGGCGAACCTCTACGAGAACGCGGTCATGCTGCCCCTCGTGTACCGCAAGTACGAACCGGAGTTCATCGCCGGACGCGGTGACACGATCACCGTTCGGGTACCGACTCGGTTCGTGTCGCACGAGTACAACGGCACGAGCATCACGGTTCAGAACGCGACCGAGACGGGCATTCCGTTCACGCTGAACCACCACCGTGACGTGTCGTTCGCCGTGACGTCCAAGGAACGCGCGCTGAACATCGTCGATTTCTCCGAACAGTTCCTGAACCCCGCCATGGAAGCCCTGATTCAGGACATCGACCGCGACATCCTCGCGCTGCGGTCCGACGTCATTCACACCGTGGGTCAGGCGCCACTGGTCCAGTGGGAGAACCCCCGCACGCTGGTCGACGCGCGCACGGCCCTGACCAAGTCGAACGTCCCGATGGCGGGCCGTGTCGTCGTCGTCGGCCCGGACATGTCCGGCGAGTGGCTCAAGACGGACCTGTTTGCGCAGGCACAGCAGGCCGGCGACACACTCGCGCTGAACGAGGCCAGCCTTGGCGCGCGCCGGTTCGGGTTCGTCCCGTACGAGACCCAGAACATCTTTGACAATCAGGGCGTGGCGTTCGTGCCCGAGGCGTTCGCGGTCGCGTTCGTCGACCTGCCGTTGCCGGAGGGTGCCGCCGGCAAGAGCCGGGTGAACTACAAGGGCATCTCGCTCCGGGTGGTCATGTCGTACGACATGAACGCCAAGAAGGACATCATCTCGATCGACTGCCTGTACGGCACGACAACTCTCGCGCCGGACCGCGCCGTGATCATCGACGGCATCCCGTCTTGATCTGATAGCGTCGCCAGCGAACCGCCCCCGGCAGACAGGTCCCCGGGGGCGGTTCTATGTCCGGGCGCGCCGTCGGCTCCGGCGCGAGGTCATCTTCACCCGGGGTGTCGCCCTCGCGAGCCTGGCGCCAGTGCATGCGTAGGCGCACGTTCTCGTGCCAGTAGTACAACCGTTCTATCGCGGCGCAGTCGCAACCCCATCGAGCGCACGCGAACCCGCCGAACCCACCACGCCAACGCGGCTCGGTCACCGGGACCGGCGTAGGCCACAGTGATCCGGTCCATTCGTCGACGATCGCTATGTTGGCCTCGATACCCTGAATCTCGTCCATCGTCCCCTCTCGTCTCGGCGCTGCCGACGCCATCCATCGTGCGCGTACGGGCTCGCGAGCACGCGCGCACCCGCGAGCAGGCACCGTGCCCGCTCAGGGTCCGTATCGAGCACTGAGCGCCCCGCGATCCGCAGTAGGGCCGCAATGGTCGACCGCGGTACCGCGGAGCGTTCCCGGATCACGGCTACGGCCGACGGCCCGGAGCGAATGGCTTACCCTGTAGTTGCTCTACTAGCCAATCAGCAGCCCACTTGTACATGCCCGTGCAGACGATCGAGTCGCGCCAACCCTCATCGACCTCGACCGTGTAGCGAGCGGCACCGCTCGCTAGCGACCGCTCATCGGCGCGATACGCCCGGTACACCGGATGTTCTTCGCTCGGCTGGCGCGTGACGCGGCCTAGCATCTGGTTGTGCTCGCTCATGTCCGATTCCTCCCAATCCCTGCGCGGCGTGTCTGCGATTTCTTGACCCGGCCAACAGTTAACCATTACCCTGCCGACATGACAAGCTTCCGTGACGCGCTACGCGCTCAGGTGCCGGAGATGGTGAACATGACCATCGCGGTACCGATCCTGAAGCGGGCGCATCGAGTGCGCCCGCTGGTCGAGTCCTGCATCGAGGCTGCGCCGGACACGTTCGTTCGATCCGGGCCCGGGCTCGACATCGTGTTCGCCGTGACCCCGGGCGATGACGCCGTGATCGCCGCGGTGGAGGCAGCCTCGGCAGAGTACCCCGCTTACGTTCACCACTACCTCATGGTGCCCTGGCCAGCGGACGGTCGAGCCGACTATGCCCGCAAGATCAACGCTATCTTTCGTGTGACCGGCCGCGCGTGGCTCTTCATGGGGGCGGATGACCTGGAATTCCGGTCGGGCTGGATCGAGGCTGCCATGGACGCGGCCGGTCGGGACTGCCCCGGCGGCGTGGTGCCCGGCGTGATCGGGACGAATGACCTCGGTAACCCCCGCGTGCTCGCTGGCCACCACTCGACGCATTCGATCATCAATACCTATTGGGGCCAGCTCAATGGCGTTGCCGGCGACTTGGAGCAGCGGTCGGTGCTGAGCGAGGCGTACTGGCACGAAGGTGTCGACGATGAGTTGGTCGGGTGGGCGACCAGCAAGCACGCGATGGTGTTCGCGTCGCGCAGCGAGGTGCGTCACCGGCATCCCAATTGGGACGCGTCGGTTCCGACCGATGAGCTGTACGCGCAGCAGCGGGAGCGGATGCGCGACGGCAAGCGCGTCCTGGCCGCACGGCGCAGGCTATGGAGCTGACCCCGGGAGTGACCGTCGTGGTGCCCTCGACCGGTCAGCAGTGGACCGACATGGCGCACGAATATGCCATCCCGAGCGCTCTGCGCCTGAACACTCCGGCGACCGTGGTCGAGGCGATCGCGCCGACACTCCGGGATGCTCGCAACGAGGGACTGGCGCGGGTGCGGACCGAATGGACTGTGTTTCTCGATGCCGACGACCGGTTGCCGGTGGACTACCTCGACGGCCTGCAGGGGTGGAATGATGACTACCCGGTCGACGCGTGGGTGCCCCCGGTGTACTACTGGCATCCCGGGGGCGGGGGCGGTCCGGCTCGGTATCCGAAGGTCAGCGGTCACGATCATGATTGTCGGCAGGACTGTCTGACGCAGGGCAACTACATCGTCATCGGCGCCCCGGTCCGCACGGCGACCGCGGTCCGCGTGGGTGGCTTCCGTGACTTCGGCTGGTCAGAAGACTGGGACTTTTGGCTGCGGATCCACCTTGCCGGCGGACGGATCGTCACAGCCGCGTGGCTGCCACCATACGAGGCACACTGGCGCCCGGACTCGCGCAACCGCGCTGGCCGCGCGAACCATCTCGTCCACCACAACGCCATCCTGCGAGCGAACGGACTACCGGAAGTATGAGCACTCAACAGCCCACCATTGCCCTGCTCGTGATGACCAACGGCAGGGACGGCTACTTGTCGCAGACGATCGCCAGTGCGCGGGAAAACCTGAGCGGCAACATCACTGAGCGGTGGATCCATGACGACGCGGGCGACCTTACCCACGCGGCCATGCTCGATGAGCTGTACCCCGATTTCGCTCAGATAGCTCGCGTACCCACCTCGCGCGCCGGTTTCGGTGGGTCGATCCGGTACGCGTGGCAGTACCTCGCTACGCGATCGCGGGCCGACTACATCTTCCACCTCGAAGACGATTTCACGTTCAACCGCCCGGTCGACCTCGACGCGATGGCCGCGGTGCTGGCCGGTAGTTCGACGCTGGCTCAGATGGCGCTTCGCCGGCAGGCGTGGAACGGTGCCGAGCGCGCGGCCGGGGGCGTGGTCGAACAGAATCCCGATGCGTACATCGACCGGTGCGGCAGCTACTGGCCGGGGGCATGGCCACCCGGCGCGGTCGCGTGGCTCGAACATACGTTGTTCTTCACCACGAACCCCTGCCTCTACCGTCGGCGTACGCCAGATGACGGGTTCCCCACGTGGCCCTGGCCGCGCGGACCGCAGAGCGAAGGGCACTACGGCATCCGGTTGCGCGAGGTTGGCCACACGTTCGGTTACTGGGGTTCGCGTCACGACAAGCCATGGGTTCACCACATCGGAGACGAGAGGATCGGCGATGGCTACTGACTCGTTGCACGTTCGCGATGACGCGAGTGATGGGAGTTGCGTGTGTGGCGCGTTGTGGGTTCCATCCGGGCGCAACCATCCGCGTAGCCCCGTCGCCGGCCCCGGGGTGTGTTGGAACGAAGGGACGATGCAGGGCGACGTATGGGAGCTGAAACAGATGGTGGCCGAACTGACGCGCCGAATCATCGCGATCGGCATGGTCGTCAAGCGAGGGGGTTCGTCATGAGTGTCAACGCCGCTATCGTGATCGCCTACCGGGACATGGGCGACCCGGACCGGGCAGCGTCGTACGACGCGATCATCCGCCACTACGCCCGGATGATGCCGGACAAGATCATCGTGAGCCATGGCGTGTCAGATGACACCTTCACCAGGGCTAGCGCGATCAATGCCGGCGTCCGCCTCGCGCAGCACCGCGTGATCCTGCAGGTCGACCCCGACTCATACGTGACGCACGATCAAGCGCGCATCGCGGTCGAGTCGGCCCGCAAGGCGCCGGGTCTGGTGGTTGCATTCACCGACTACTGCTATCTGAGTCGTCGTGCCACTGAGACGTTCCGCCCCCGGATCCGCTCCGGCGAGAACCCGCCGATGCCGCCATACGTCCCCCCGTCGCTCTGCGATGAGTTCGGGCGCGGCGGGGTGGGCAACGTGGTTGCGTTCAGCCGCGAGACGTGGCGACTGTGCCGCGGGTTCGATGAGCGGTTCCCGCTATGGGGAGGCGATGATGCCGTGTTCGCCTACTCCGCCGAGGCCATGACCGGAACGCCTGCCCGCCGGGTGGAGGGCAACATGTATCACCTCTGGCACCCGCGGTTGCCGGCGTCGGATCCCCTCCACCCGGGGTACGCGGCACAGTTCGAGATCGTGGCACAGTACCGCGACGCTGCCGCGATCGGGCCGGACGCCGTGCGCGCGCTGGTCGAGTCCCGCCCACCTGTTGACTAGCTGTTGACTGTGCCGTATCGTCATCGGTGTTCGGGTCACCACGTCAAGGGAGGCAACCCATGAGCAACCGTCACACTCGTCACGCGATGGAAGAGTGCCCTGCTAACGACAAGGTCGGCTGTAGCGGATGTCGGCCTGCGCCGCGCCGCAACCGTGCGGACACGCGTGTCCGCATCGAGGCAGTGCAATGGCTCCGCGCGGCGCGGGAGATGGTGGGGTCCGCGTTGAACACGATGAACGCGCACGGTCGCGCAAATGAGAAATTCTACGTTGAGGGGCTGGTGCCGAACGGGCAACCATTCCGTTGGCGTACCGATGCCGAGATGCCGGAGAACAGCCGAGTCGATCTGATCGTGGCCGAGAGTCACATCCGCGAAGCGATCGAGCAACTGACCGCGGTAGCCGACAGACTGCATGCGCGGCGTAAGGCTATTCAGCACGCGGCGGAAGCTTGCGTGAGTTGCGGCGCGTCGGCCGGATGCGAGCACTATGCCGGTTGCGCGGTCATCGGCCGAGACCAGTAACAATCGTCGCGCCCCCGGTCACGTGACCGGGGGCGCTCACATAGAGAGGCAACGCCATGGGCAAGACCGGCAACACGAACCCCGATGAGCGCGGGCTCGCGCTCGGTCGGGGCGGCAAGGCCGCTCCCCCGGGACGCAAGCTGAGCGGTCGCCCGGAGGGGGAACCGAAGCGCTCGATCACCGACCCCGACACCGACGGGCACTCGATCGGCGGTCGCTCATGACCGCCGTCGTGGTCGGCGTGACCATGGTCCGCAACGAAGACGACATCATCGAGGCGACGCTGACGCACATGCTGCGCCAGGTCGACGCGGTCGTGGTCATCGACAACGGGTCAACGGACCGGACCGCCGAGATCCTCAACGAGATAGGCTGGTCGGCCGCGATGGGGGGGCGACTGTTCGTGACACGCGATACCAGCCGCGCGTACCTCCAATCGGAACGGATGACACGGGCTGCCAACTTCGCTCGGGTGCAGTACGGCGCCGACTGGATCATGCCCTTCGATGCCGATGAGTTTTGGCTCGCCCCCGACTGGCGGGACGGTCAGACCGTGGCGGACCGGTTGCGCGAGTGCGATTGGCTCGACAAGCTGTCAGCCGGCATGGCCGTAGTCAAGGCGCCGATACTCAATCACTATTGCACCGCGCTCGACCCCGCTAGCGGCTCCCCGTTCAACCCGGCGTGCATGCCGTGGCGGACGCGTACCCCGCTGCCGCTCCACAAGGTTGCGTACCGTTGGGCGGAGGGTGCCGTGATCGAGATGGGCAACCACGGGGTGAGCCTGCCGGGAGTGGAGGTGTCACCGTACGACGCGGGTATCACGATCCGGCACTACCCATATCGGTCTGCCGCTCAGATGACCCGCAAGGCGGTCCAGGGTGCCGAAGCCTACCGGGCTGCCGGCGATGCCGTCCCGGCCGACGCTGGCGCACACTGGAGAGCGTGGGGTGAACTGATCGAGCGCCGTGGAGAGAGCGTCATGGGCGACATCTTCCGTGAGCACTACTGGTTCCTTTCCCCGACCGACGCCGGCATGATCCATGACCCGCTGGAGGTGCTGTGATGCAGCAGTGGGGGCATCGAGCCGCGCACGGGTGTCGGTTCCCGGAATGTGTTCGACCCGCCGTGTTCCATGTCCTGTTCCCGTCGTCGGGCTCACGGCTCGATGAGCACCTGCGCGAGAGCACCGCGGACCGATCCGAATGGGAGTACAGCAACCTCTGCCGGATCCACACCGGCAACGCGCTCCGGGACGGCGCGCAGTCTGCGCACCAGCTCAGCCCCGAATGCTTCGACACCATGTACTTCCCGGCCGTGTCCACGTGGATCGTCCGGGCCAACCGATGCGGCCTGTTGGTCACGACGGCCGACCCGTTCGAGGGGTGGAGGTTGCAAGATGCGTAGCCTGCTGCGGGTGTGGCGTCGGCGCGCGGTTCAGCACGCGATGATCTCGAACGCGATCCTGTTCTTCCTGATCATCGCCGGCATCGTGGCGACCGATGGCGTGGACTGGTGGCCAGCGAAATGATCGACGATGCCGTGGTACTGATCCCCTTCGCTGGCGATGGCCAGGCCGAGCGCATGTCGTCGCTGGACTGGTGTCGGAACCGGTGGACCTCGCTCGGCCTGGCGACGCATGTCGCCCCCGGCGCGCTGCCGTGGAGTAAGGGGCTGGCTATCCAGGAAGCGTTGCACTACATCCCGCCCCGGCACCGGACCCTCATCATTGCCGATGCTGACGTCTGGATCCGGCGGTTCGACCTAACCCGGCTCGATCACTGCGAGCGTTTCGCTTATGAGCACGGCTCATGGGCCGTCCCGGCAGCGCGCGTTATCCGCCTCACCCCGGCACGATCGTCGTGGCTGAAGTGCCGCACCGATGCGGAGGTTGACGGATGGGAGCACGTGCCTGATGACTTCGCCGAGCCGGTGCACCGCCAGCATCCGGGAGGCGGACTGACCGTCGTTCACCGTGACGCGTACGCATACGCGCCGATGGACCCGCGGTTCATTGGGTGGGGTCACGAGGATGACGCATGGTCGTACGCCCTGCACACTCTCATCGGGGAACCGCTCCACGCGGCCGGGACGCTCTATCACCTCTGGCACCAGCCGCAAGAGCGGCAGACTCGGATCCACGGCAGCGAAGCCAACCGCGCGCTGTACAGCCGGTACGCTGACGCAAGGGGCGATCGCCACGCCACGCGGGCGATCATCGACGAATGGAGAACCCCATGAGGCCGGGATGGGTCTACCGAAACAACGCGCACCCCGACCCGAACGGGGCGGGGACGGTGACGTTCGGGTCGCGGCAGGCCCGGCTCGACCGACTCGACAACTGGGAACTGGTCGACTCACCCGACATGGTCGTCGAGGTCGAGCACGATCGGCTGATCATGCCGCCGGTGTGGGCCGACGCCCCGGAGCTCTATGACGTCGGGGCGCAGGGCCCCGGCACGCCGAAGCCGGATCCCGCCGGAGCGTCGCTGGTCGTGATCACGCACGCGTCGCCGGCTCGGCGCACCCGCAAGGGCGTCCCGCCGGCTACGATCGCGGACACGCCCCTGTCACCGCGAAAGGCACCTCGATGAGCCTGACGAACACGGCCGAAAGCCGGACGATCAACTGGCTGACGGGAAACCCCACCACCGCGCCAACCCTGCCGCTCAAGCAACGGCTGATGACGGCAAACGGCAGCGACAGCGTCAACGGGACCGAGGTGACCGGCGGGACCTACGCCCCGCAGACGGTGACCTTCGGGGCCAGTTCGGGCGGTGCGGCTGGCGCCAACGATGCGCTAGTCCGGTTCGAGGGAATCACGCCGGGCACCGTGGTCACCGGGTTCGAGATCTGGGACAGTGCGGGTACGCCGTTCCGCTGGCACTGGACCGCTATGACGGGCGGGAACGTCACCGTGGCCGACGGGATTCTTGAGTTCGCCATTGGCGCCGTCACGATACCGGGGGACTAGTGGCCATCGAGCACGGGCTACCCGACGCCGGCAGCCCATCGACGGAAGACTCGGACCCCGGGACGGCGCACCTCTACGGGGTCATCTGGAGTCTGTCCGCCGATGCCGTGCTGCAACGCTCGAACGCGTTCAACCGTGTGTGGTACGCCCCGACAGCAACCCCCGCCAGCGACCAGCTCGGGTGGGGGGTGTGGGATGACACCGCGGGCACGTTGGTCGCCAGTGTCACGCTTGATCCGTCCGGCGGATCGCTGGTGCATGGGTGGAACCCGGTCGGTGACCTCGGAGCGGATATCCCGCTGGCTGCCGGCCCGTACGTTGTCTTTGGGCGCTGGGTCGGCAAGAGCCCCTTTGATCTCAGCTTCGCCTACCCGGCCGACGGCAGCGGGGGTCCGGCGCCCGACGGTCACATCAGCCTGACCAACGGCACATTCGGGTTCGGGGCGCTCGGCAACCCCCGCGGGGGCGGGGGCGGCAACTTCGACCTGCGCGCGTGGGCCGACGCTGCGCTGAGCTTTGGCGGGGTGCCCGTTCAAGGTTCCGGCGCGTTGTCATTCAGCATCGACCTCGCGGGCACGGGCACGGTGGTGCGCACGGGCGCGGGGGCACTGCCGGTCAGCGTCGACCTCGCCGGGGCCGCTACGCGCGTCACCAGGGCCGCCGGAGCGCTCGGGTTTAGTGTGGCCGCGACAGGTACTCCGCGCGTCGTACGGACCGGCTCGGGGGCGCTGGTGGTGACCGTGGGCTTGACCGGCACCCCGTCCGGGCGCCGCGTGCGCCCGGGAGCGATCGTCGTCGGTGACGCTACCCCCGCCGGCATCGTGGTCGGATCGGCCGGGCCCGGTATCGTACCGGGCTGACGCTCGACCCACCAGCCTCGCAGGCCGTACCATCACGGCATGACCTTGGTTGGTAGCTACTCCAGCCCGACCGTAACCGTGACCCCGGGCGACAGTTCGACCGGGGGCGCGCTGACCATTATCGCGCCCGACGGTACGGAGACTGCCGGTACCGGCGAGGTGTTCGCGGTCGCGAGTGGAGTCGCCAGCGGGTCGGCCGACCCCTACGTGTTCACCGCGGCGGGCCTGTGGACGGAGCGGTGGACGATCACCGGGACCGGGGCCGGCGTCGGCGAGAAGACGATCACGGTCCTGATGCCGGCGGGGACGCTGTTGCCCGACACGTACGCGACGTCGACCGACTACGCCGAGCTCCCCGGCGTGACCTCGATCCCGGCCAACATCAATCTTCTGCTCTGGCAGGCCAGCCGCGAAACTGACGACGTGCTGTTGACCGCGCTCTACGATCCGACCGATGCCGCGGTCAAGGTCGCGCTCGCGCGCGCGACGTGCGAGCAGGTGCGCTGGCACCTCGCCCGGGGCGAGACGACCGGCCTGCCCTCCGGATACCAGTCGGTGACCATCGGCAGCGTCCAGCTCGGTCGGGGCTACACATCCGCCGGGGGCGAGTCCGATTCCATGCTTTACAGCCCGATCGCGTGGGCGGTGCTGGTCGAGGCTGGCCTGACCGGCAAGGGCCCCATCATCGAGTCTCTGCGCGGTGGCCTGCTGTTGATTCAGACGACGGGCGGCTGACGTGGCCGGGATTCCCGATCAGTTCCTTGTGCACGAGTGCACGATCGAGCCGTACCTCGGAACGACGGGGGAGGGCGTCGAAATCTTCGCTCCCGCGATCACGGTTCAGCCCTGCCTGATCGACACCGGGACCAAGGTACTGACGCGAGGTAACAGCAACCAGGGGACCGGAGACGAGCGCTCAGCATCGGCCAGCATCTATGCTCAACTCGACCTCGACACGTCGGCGATGACCGTCCGGTCGCGAGTCCGGTGGGATCTCGGCAACGGCCAGCAGGAAGCGCGCGTCGACACCATCACGCGCATGGACGGCGGATCATTGCCGGTGCCGAGCCACGTACTCATCAGGGCGTCGTGATGGCAGTCAAGCAAACGGTCACATGGAAAGGTCTAGCTGTCGAGGAAACGACGCTGCAGGCCGCAGAGGACGGCGTGACCGTGGCCATGGAATATGGACTGGAGACAGCGAACCGGTCCGTTCCACACCTGACGTCCGTACTTGAGCAGTCGGGGGTGGCGAGCCACGAACGTGACGACACCACGATCCGGGGTGCGGTGTCGTACAGCACTCCGTACGCCGCCCGGCAGCACGAAGACTTGACCTTCCGTCATGCCCCTGGTCGGCGGGCGAAGTGGCTCGAACTAACGTTCGCAGAAGAGCAGGACGTCATGTCGCGGTTGCTTGCTGCCGAGGTACGCCGCCGGATTGGGAGGTAGGTCGTGACCGGATTCAATGGCCTGCTGTTACGTGGCATCGCGCAGCATCTTCATGACGCGGGCGTGGGTAACTACACCCCGGGCTCGGTCGCGGCGGAGCTGAACGGCCTGCCGGCGATCACGCTGGTCAACCTTCCCAACGACCCCGACCGCGTGATCTGCCTGACCGACTACCCGATCCAGGCTGACCCCCTGCTGACCGAGGTTGTCATCGGGGTTCAGCTACGCATCCGTGGCACGTCGAGCCCGATGGTGGCCAGCGACATTCGCGATGCCGCGTACGATGCGCTACAGGGGGTCAACGGCCTGATCTTGTCGACCGGCGTACCCCTGGTCCACATGTACTGGCAGAGCGAGGCTCCGATAGGGCCGGACAATCAGGATCGGTACGAACGCACAGTCAACTATTACGTCCACACAAACCGGACGGCCGGAGATCAGGAGTAGCCATGACCGACGTGTCCGCCCTCGCGCGGAAATACGCGATCGACGTCAACAGCGGCACGTCGGGTTCGCCCGTGTGGGTCCGCGTGGGTGGGGTCCAGGAGTTTAACGACCCGCTGAACCCGCACCTCGAAGACGACACTGTCTATGACGATGAGGGTTGGGGCGGGCAGACCAAGACGCTGCTGAACTGGCAGATCGTCATGAAGGTGATCCGCCGTCACGACCCGGCCGACGCGACCGACTACGATCCCGGCCAGGAAATCTTCCGGGAGCGATCGACCCTGTTCGGCAGCGCTGGCACGGTCGACGTTCGGTGGTACGACCGCAACGGCGGACCGGAAGCGTACCGCGGCACTGCCGAGGTGACCTGGCAGCGTGCCGGCGGGCCGTCGACCGCGCTCGACGTGGTCACGATCACGCTCGACGGCAAGGGCGTCCGGTCCGACATCACGAACCCGACGGCGGGTAGCTGACCCCCATGGCGATGCGCGACCTCGACGAACTGATTGACGACACGCTCAGACTTCCGGTCTCTGGGGTTACGTACGTGGTCCCGGGGCCGGATGCTCTGACCGCCCTATGGTGTCTGCGTCTGGCCGAGAGCACCATCAAAGGCGGAACGGAAGGCGCCAGCGTCGTACTGGACGATGGCGACGAACGCGACATGTACCAACGCACGCTTGGCCCGGTGTACGGCCAGATGATGACCAACGGGGTGAGCCTAGCGAAGATAGCGTTCTGTGGTCAGACCGCGTTCATCTGGATCACGAACGGGATCGTCGCGGCAGAGACCTACTGGGAGACCGGGGGAAAAGCACCGACCCCGCCGAATCGAGCGGCGCGGCGCTCGACCGGTATGGCGGGGGAGAGCGCAACCCAAAAACGGGACTCTACGAATGGTACGAAGTCCCGCCGGACGAGCTCGACCGCCTCTCCGGCGCCGCGCACACGCTCACGTGGTCCGAAGTCATGACGCATTGGGCGTTGGTCGAAGCCGACCTCGCACAGTTCTACCGGCTCGACCTGCGCTCGGGGGCGGACTTGGCAGCCCTGCCGTGGCGGACGCTGCGCAACCGGATCGCCGGCCTGGCCTCGGTGGAGTCACGGCTAGCCGGCAAGCTCGCACCGAAGCCCGGCACGCCCGCCGGGCGTTAGGATCTCCGTACCGGTCCCGGCCGTACCGGGAGAGAGGGTAGGCGACCATGGCGCTTGACGTGGGCACTTTGGTCGCCTACCTGCAGCTCAACGCAGAGGACTACGGGCGCGGTCTGCGCGAGAGCGAGGGGAAGCTCAAGCGGTTCGCCGGTACCGCGGCAAAGATAGCGGTGGGCATCGGCTCAGCGTTCGCCGCGGTCGGGGCTATCAACTTCACTCGCGACATCATCACGCAAGCCAGCGACCTCAACGAGTCCGCCAGCAAGATCGGCCAGGTATTCGGTAACCAGGCCAGCGCGATCGAGGACTTCGCCGCGCGCGCGGACAAGGCGTTGGGTCTCAGCAAACAGGCCGCTCTTGACTCAGCCGCCACGTTCGCCACGTTCGGCAAGGGGGCCGGCCTGGCAGGGCAAGCGCTGACCGATTTCAGCGAGCAGTCGGTGACGCTGGCTGGCGACCTCGCCTCATTCTTCAATACGTCGCCGGCCGACGCTGCCGAGGCGATCGGGGCCGCGTTCCGCGGTGAGAGCGAACCCATCCGGGCCTACGGTGTCCTGCTCGATGAGGCCAGCGTCAAAGCCGAGGCGGTCCGCAAGGGCATCGTCAAGGCCAGGGTCGACGTGATCGCGTTGGGCAAAGCTCAGTTTGCCGCCAACGATGCTCAGCGCGCCTATAACAAAGCGGTCGCCGAGCATGGCCGATCGTCGGAAGAAGCCGCCAAGGCTGGCAACAATCTGCAGGCCGCGCAAGCCAAGCTGCAGTCGATTGTTCAGGGCACCATCCCCGACCTGACACAGCAGCAACGGGTACTGGCGACGCAGGCCGCGATCATCGAACAGACGTCGGACGCGCAGGGCGACTTTGCTCGCACCTCCGGCGGGCTGGCCAACCAGCAGCGGATTCTGGCCGCGGAGTTTGCCAACGCAAAGACCGAGCTTGGACAGGCGCTGTTGCCGTATGCCAAGGATTTTGTATCGACTCTGAAAGACATGATCAGCTTCGGTCGACAGAATCAGGCATGGCTGGTCCCGCTGCTAGGCGTGCTGGCCGCGGTCGTCGTCGCCATGTACGCCATCTCCGGCGCGGTCAAGGTGTGGACTGCCGCTCAGTGGTTGCTGAACATTGCGATGGACGCCAACCCGATAGGGCTTGTCATCCTCGCGATCGCGGCTATCGTGGCAGGGATCTACCTGCTATGGACCAACAGTGCTGCATTCCGTGATTTCTTTATCGGACTCTGGGGCGGCATAAAGGATGCCGCGGTCGCCGTCGGGGAATGGTTCGCCGGCCCGTTCGCTGACTTTTTCGTGACCGGATGGAACAACGCAAAGCAATCGTTTAGTGCGGCGCTCGACTGGATTGAGGGCAAGGTCATATGGTTGATCGGGATACCCTCGCGGGTCGGTAATGCGCTCTATGACGGATCGCGCAAGCTCGGCGAAGCGCTATACTCCGGCGTCAAGTGGGCCATTAACATGATCATTCGAGCGTGGAACGCGCTCGACTTCGGGATACACATTCACTTCCCGGGGTGGCTCCCTCCGCCGTTGGGCGGCAAAGGGTTCGACGTCAACGACGTCATCCCGGACATCCCGTACCTTGCCCGCGGCGGCGTGGTTATGCCGCGCCAGGGCGGGACGCTCGTGACGATGGCCGAAGCTGGGCAGGTCGAGATAGCCAGCCCCGAGCCGATGCTGCGCCGACTCATCCGGGAAGAAGCCGGGGCCGGCGGGGCGCGCAGGCTCGAAGTATGGATCCACGGGGATGGACTGCTGCGCAATGTCCGCACCACTACGCGGGTGCAGGGTGGCGACCCCGGGGTCACGCTGGTGGGGGCGGCAAGCTGATGAGCTTCCCAGAGGACAAGCTCGGGGTCCGTATCGAGATAGCGCCCGGGGCGGACCGGTCCGCCGACCCCGCCGGCTATGCGTGGCAGGACGTCACGCTCGACTGGCACAAGGATCCCGGTATCGAGCTGACTATCGGTGCTCAGGATGAACAGGGCGAGTCCAACAGTGAGCTGTTGCTCGACCTGCGCAACGTGGCATCGCGCGCCGCGTCGGGCGCGTACGCGCTCATGGACGCGCGCTACACCGACGACAACCCGCTGTCGGACCTCTACGGTGTCCTGCACAACTGTCCCATCCGACTGAGTCTCGATCCGGACTCTGGCGGGTTCCGCGTCCGTACGGTCCAGTACATCGGAGCACTGGTTGACGGATGGGTGAATAACACTCCGGTTCTGGGCATCACGCACATCACTGCCGGTGGACTCTTCCGACAGTTGACGCAGGGCAAGTCGGTGCTGTCAGCCATGCGCCGGACGTACCGGTCCGCGGTTAGCCGACCCGTCTACTATTTCCCGCTGGAGTCGACCTCTGGCGCCGTGACGAACTTCGTGACCGAGGTCCCGAGCGAAGGATCCTTGTCGACCACAATGCGGGTGGGCGACCACGGGATCGACCTGTCCGCCACCGATGGTCCGCCCGGCTCGGACAAGGTCGGTGTCTGGCCATACACCGGGTTCCCCACGTTGCCCGTGGACGGCCTGAAAATCACGATTGGCGCCAGCGTCAAGGCCGACCTTTCGATGCCGGCTACCGGCGCGTGGGCGGTGTCGTTCTCGTTCCGTGCGACCGGGCCGAACGCCGCCATCACGAAACATCACGTGTGGCGACTGGAAATGCAGGACAGTACCGGCAACGGGTTCCATGTCTACATCGCAGACATCTGGGACGGGTCAGGGGCCGGCCTACTGTACGGCGAGGTCACCACGACAGACGCGCTCGGCGGGATCGACTACCGCGACTCGACCCGTCCCATGTTCGACGGCAAGTGGCACCACATCACGGTGACGCAGGTAACGTCTGGATCGGACTACGTCAACAGCCTGTACTTCGATGGCGTGCTGCGGGGGACGTTCACGTTCCCGTCCGCCACGGTGGCCTACCCGGCGTATGTCGCTGGCCCGTTCGCCGATGCGTTCACCGGTACCGCGGACACCGACAACACGGGTACATCCGTATCGATCGCGCACCTCGGATTCCATTCGAGTGCACCCGATCCGGCCGTGCTCTACCAAGCTCATCTCGCGTGGCTCGGCGAGCAGGCGCACGACCGGATCGAACGCTTGGCTGCGGAGGAGGGCGTGCCATCGAACATCACGGGAACCGTGTCGAGCTCCATGGGTCCGCAAGCCATCGCGGACATCGTGACCCTATGCCGTGACGCCGGCAAAGTTGACCGCGGCATCCTCACCGATCACCTTGGCGTGGTCGGCTACCGCACGTTCTCGGATCTCATCAATCAGACTGCCGGCGTCACGGTGAACACCAATGCTCGACAACTGTTCGCCCCGATCGCGCCGACCACCGATGACGTCCGGTCGCGCAACGATGTCACGGCAAGCGCGCTCGGCCAGAGCGTGCGCGTCACGGCGGACTCTGCCACCATCGCACGGATGGGTCGGTACGCAGAATCGATAAGCCCCAACGTGGGTGACGTGGCGCAGCTACCCGGCCAGGCCGGGTGGACCGTGCATGAGGGCACGGTGATCGGGAAGCGCTACCCGTCATGGACTATCGACCTGCTGCGCGCACCGACCCTCATCACATCGTGGCTGGCGCACAAGCTCGGCGACCGCTCGACGATCACGAACCCGCCCCGCGGCATCATCCCTATCGACCTCATGTCTCGCGGGTGGAAGGAAACGATCAAGGGCGGCAACGGCTACTGGGGTGCCGTGATCAACGCCATCCCCTACGCCCCGTACTTCGCCGTGACCACGATCGAGACCGGGGCCGACAACAGCAGCCGGCTGAGTGGTGGCGGGACGCAGCTTGCCGTGGCCGTGAACAGCAGCGCGACGGCATGGGACGTTCTCGAGATCGGCGCCGAGGACGATGTAATCCCGATCCGCTGGATTGACACGACCACGTATCCGACCATGTTCCCGTTCGGCATGGCCGCGGCGGGCGAGCACGTCACGGTTACCTCAATTGACGACATCGCCCGCGACGCGTTCGGGTCGCGCACCGATGTCGCGTCGTGGGGAACGCCCAACGTCGGGCCGTCGGCATGGACCTGCACCGGCGCGGCAGCAAGCGGGTTCGCGGTCGCCAGCGGGACGGCTCGGATCACTCCGACCACGACAAACTCTGACTGGTTCGCCACGCTGGCCACGCCGACCGCGGACAACATCGTCAAGTCGGATGTCCAGTTCAGTACGCTGCCGGCGTCCGGCTCGATGCGGGTCGGCGTGCTGCCGCGCTGGTCGGGGGTCAACGACTACGTCACCGCAGAGTTGATCTTGACGTCCGCCGGCGTGGTGACGGTACGGGTAGTCGAGCGCGCTGCCGGCGTTCAGACCGTACTGGCTAGTACGGTTCTCCACCTCGATATCACTGTGGCCACGGGGACGTGGTTCACCATCGTGGGGTACGCCGTCGGTAGCGCGGTCAAGGTCCGGGCCTGGCGCCGGGACCGAACGACGTCCGGCGGAGCCTCGTTCACCCAACGGCAGGCGCCGCTCTGGCAAGCCGAGGCAACCACGGCGGTACTGTCCGGTAGCAGCGTGGGCGGGTACGCCCGGAACGAAACCGCCGTGACCACCAATACACTGTCGTTCGACAACTGGCTGTTGGCTAGCCCGCAACAGTTCACCATGACGCGGGGCGTTGACGGACTGACCAAGCCGATCGCGGCCGGGCAGGCGCTGACCTTGTATCGTCCGGGTGTCTACTCGCTGTAGGGAGATGAGCGCATGGGTTCGTGGGATGGCACGCTGCCGGCAGCACTACCATCCGGGTTTGTGCCGACCGGGGCTCAGTGGGAGGCAATCCGGGACGCGATCGCTGCGACCACGGATCCGTGGAACACGTACGTTCCGGCGTGGACTGGCTCAACCACGAACCCCGTGATCGGCAACGGCGGACTGTCCGGGGTGTACTTCCGGGCCGGCAAGACTGGCGTCATGTCGTTCTCGATCGACATGGGGTCAACGACCACGTTCGGATCGGGGACCTACTCGATTGGTCTGCCATCCGGGTGGACGTCAGCGAACAGTGGCGTCAACCGCTGTTGCGGCGCGGTCGGGATGCGGGACAACAGTGGCGCCACTCACAACACCGGATTCGCATTCATCGGGCCGAACGCGACAAGCTTCGGGGTCCGGCTCAACGGCGGTAACGTGCTGACCAACACGGCGCCGTGGACCTGGGCACAGTCGGATTTCCTTGACGGCACAATCATATTGGAGCTGGTGTAATGACGACGTTCACCAAGACCCCCGGCGGTGGCCTGATGATTGACGGCTGGCCGCAGACACAGAAGCGCGAGCTACGCGCGCAGGTCGAGCAGTGGCTGATCGACCACGAGAAGCTTGACCCGTACGAGGCGGAGACGCGGTCAGAGAACCTGTGGATCGGCCGTACGTGGTGGAGCGACACGTACAACGGGCAGACGCACGACTGCGGCGAGCACGGCGACCACGAGCGCGGCTCGGGCTGTTTCGAGGATTCCCGTAAGGTGACCATGATCGCAGGGGCCGGCGAATGGGACTCGTGAGCCGGGCCGTCTGGGTCGGGCCGCCCCGGTGGTGGGCGAGCGGACGCGCGCAGGCGGGCACCCGGCCGACCCCTGCGTACGTCGTGATCCACGTAACCGACGGGTCGGAGGGGCCGACGTCGGCCGAAGCGGGGGCGGCGTATGACAAGGTGCGCCCCAAGTCCGTCAGTACGCACCTGTTCGTCGACAGCGATTCCGCCGTGCGCGAGGTGCGCGACGGCGACACCGCATACGCCGCGTTCCCGAAGGGCAACGCGCTCGGGATCCAGGTCGAGATCTGCGGGCAGGCCGCTCAGACCGTGCTGCAGTGGCACGACGGCGTCTCGACGGCGACCCTGCAGCGGGCCGCGTACGAAGTCGCCGTCCTGTGCCAGAATCACGGCCTGCCCGTGCGCCACCTCACCGTGGCCGAATGCCGGGCGGCGTGGTACGCCCCGAGCGCAGCCACGCGCGGCATCGTTGGCCACGTCGATGTGACGATGGCGTACCCCGAAGACGGGGGATCACACACCGACCCCGGGGCAAACTTCCCGTGGGTTGAATTCCTCGCCATGGTCCGCGGATACCTCGCGGCCGGGCCCGACCAGCATCAGGGAGACGACGACATGATCAGGTACCAGTTCGCCGACGATTGGGCGGATCGGCCAATCTCATTGGGTGACCGATATGTGTGCACCGACGGACTCGGGATATGGCTGGTCGAGGCGTTCAGCACGCCGCAGACCGGTCGGCCGGCCGTGGTCACGTTGCACAAGGCGACTACCGCCAGCGGCAAGTGGAGCTTTGCCCAGACCTTCGCTGCGATCACGGGCGGGGCGGCGTGGTCGGAAGACCTGCGCGGCGTGGCTGAGTGGCAGGGCGGGGCCGTAACCGACCACACGCACCCGCTGTCGGGTTCGACGGGTGGCGCCATCTCCGCCTGACAAAACAGAACGACCAGTCTGTACGATCACCAACAGGTTCGGCAGGGAGGGCAGTGAACATCGAGATCAGTACTGAGCAGATCACCGGGGCGCTGTCTGCCCTCGCGGGCGCGGTCACCGCGGCATCGGTGTTGTGGCTGAAAGTCGTCAAGCCGATGCGCCTGTTCATGTCCCGCGCCGAGACATTCTGGTCAGACTGGGCTGGCGTCGAGGACAGGCCGGGCGTGCCCGGCCGCCGGGGCATGATGGAACGGATGGCGAATAACGAGCTGGCTGTCGCGATCATCAGCCATGAGGTCCAGACCAACAGCGGGGGAAGCCTCAAAGACGCCGTCAAATCGACGCAGAGCGCCGTAGCGGCCTTGCAGCGACAGATGGACCAGGCAACCCTGATAATGCCGCAGACGCAGCTACAGCGGCCGGATGGGCCATCTGAGATAGAGAGTGGAGTGAGCGCGTGAATGCTCAGTTGATGGCAGCGCTCCGCACCGGGGCGCAACTACTCGTGTCGTGGTTGGCGACCCACGTCGCCGTGTTCGCGCTGTTGCCGGAGAGCGTCCGGGGCTGGCTGAGCGAGGGCATCGTGACGGCCGTCGTGCTGGTCGTATGGGTGTACGGGGTGCGCTGGCTGGAGACCCGCACCGGGGACGGCGCCGGAGCGCGGCTGGCGCGCGTGGTCGCGGCCATCCTGATGCTCGGGGCGAGCGCGTATCAGCCGACGTACGCGCCGGCCGACCCCTCGCGCACGGCGGTTGCCGTGGCATACGGGGATGTGTATAACCGCGGGCGAGCCAACGTCACCGACGTCACGCGAGCCCTGCCCGAATAGACCCCCACGGGCGGGTCTCTCTGTCGTCGGGGTCGCGCCCGCCCGTGGGCAAGCAAAAGGGCCCGGGAGGATTCCTCCCGGGCCCTTCGTTGTGGTCAGCTCACGGCTTGACGTGGGCCGGCTTCTGCGGTGCTCCACCGTTCGTCACGCGGTACGCGGTCCGTTGTGCGGGGCTGAGCTTCATGTACGCGTTGTACTTCCGGGTGAGCGCGGCTTTCATCTTGGTCTCATCGCTGACGGTGCGGGTCTTCTTTGCCGCTGGCGTTGCACTGTGCGTGGTGGTGTACCACTCAACGAGCATGAACCCCGCGACGACCAGCGCACCGAAGATCTTGTCTCCCAAGGTCTTGCCCGCGAACACGTTCGCTGCGAGCGAGAGCGCCCCGGCCGGCAGGATAAGTGCTGGCGCGTAACGCTTTGCCTTGTCCCCAAGCTTTCCGGTGCGGCCAATCAGTCCCAGGATCGCGATGCCGTCGATGAATACGGGCACCATGTACGGTTGCGAGCCAGTGACGTGGATTTCTTGCGCCGTCGTGACGATGTGACCGTATGAAATCCACGCCGCCCCCACAAGAAACATGCGGACGATGAGCCATACGAGCACGTAGACGGAGTTAGTGCGGACGAGAGTGATGAGCTTAGACATGACTGCCTCCATTGGAATTGCACTGACGACCAATCAGTGCGCCTACTTCCAATGGTAGTCCCTTAAGGGCTTACTATCCATGCCCCGTGACCAGGCATTACGCGAGCGCTCTTGACAGCGGCTCGGCAGCGTGTGTGGATCATGGGCGGAGAATCGGGCATATCTGGTCGAAGTGCCCCGGAGCTCTACGCCGTCCACTATGGACTGTCCACTGTAGAATGAGGAAAATGTGACCGTCGTCACAAGAATCGGTCACAGTGTGGCGCAGGTCACGCAGGCATATCGGGCGAATAGGCGTGGTGTGACGCGGGTCATATACCTCGACCCCCTTGACAGAACCTGACGCAGACATCGAACCGCCCGCGGGAGGCTCGATCCCGCGGGCGGTTCGGTCTTATTTGGTACTGGTGTACCAAGAATCGCGGTCAGGCGCCGACGGGGGTACCGCCGTCGGCCGGCGGGGCCGGGGGCAGCGCGGCCTGGATCTCCGCGTCCATGGCCGCGTTCTGGTCGATGAGCGCCTGCACCTTCCTGATCGCAGCCGACGTGTCGCCGTTGGCGATCAGGGTCTCGACGTCCTGCAGCGTCTTGGTCTGCCCGGCCTGCAGCTCGGCGAGCTTGGTTTCGAGGTCGGTCATGTTCATGGTGATGATCTCCCTGATTCGGTTGACGATGGTGTCCACCGCTGAGCCTACGATCTCAGCGACGATGGTGCGGAGCCGACGTGCGCCGACCCCTCGCCCCGCGTTCACAACCACGACGGGCGCGGGCTGGCGCTCGTGACTAACCAACAGTTCGACACTCTCTCTCATCGGTCCAGCCTAAGAGATCGTGACGATGATGGGCGGTGCGGTGGTGAGCACGCGCGTTACCCCGCCAGCCGAGGTGTTGCGCGCCTCGCGGTAGGAACCCGCGACCTCCGGCCCGGTCCGGGACCCGTAGAACGCTCGCAGGATCAACCGCTCCCCGGGTACGCGAGCGAAGATCGTCGCCGTGATGGTGACCTGCACCGCCCCCGCGTCGGGGTCGATCGGTACCCAATCCTCGGTCGTCGCCGTGAACACGGCCGGACCGGGCACGCCGAGCCCACCCTGATCCGGGACCATCATGCGGCCGGCCTTGTCGGTGCCGATCACATGGATGGTCACCAGCCGCTGAATCGGCGCACCCGTTGAGTCCTCATCCTCGATGTGCAGGACGATCCGACGGTCACCGGGGCGAGTGGGTATCTGTTGGTCGCTCCCGGGCCGGGCGGTACCCGGCTTGCACCCGAAGAGCAGAAGCATGAGTAGGACGGCCACACCGACCGCGATCACAACCGCAAGCGGCTTACGGAGCCAGGACATCGAGCAACCCTTTCTCGGTCGTCGGCGAGAGGGAACGGCTAGGGTAGGTACACCGCGTACGATGTGATGACGTTGTTCCACGTGCCGTTGCCTACCCCGGTCTTTTCCTGTGAGAGGTCCGCGACGCTCTGATTCGGGCCGAGCATCTTACTCGCGATCAATGCGGACTGGTGGCAGTCCGAGTCCAGCCAAAATCGCATGTACGCCCCCGAGCCGTAGCCGACGATGAGGCTTGACGCCCGATCGTTCCATGTCCCGCTCAGGTTGTGGCAGCCCGGGTAACTGGTGCTGAACGGCAGATCGAGCATCGCTCCCGACCCGTTGGTGCCGTCGAACATGCACGCGTGGAAGGCCGGGCATGAGCTGAACGACACCAGCTCCACGGGCGGCATCTGAGCGACCGCGGTCGTGGTGGATACCGCCGGGGGCGAGACGGGGGCGATGGCGAGCGTCGCACCGGCGATGGCCAGCACGAGCGCGAGGGGCGCGATGATGCGCTTGAACACGAGAAACCCTTTCGGTCTATGCGGATAGGGAGCGTGCCCCGCCCGGACTCGAACCGGGATCGCGTGCGGCATGGCCGTTCCACGCTGCGCTCTGCCTATTGAGCTACGGAGGCGAAGTGTCCCGGGTGCACCCTCACATGCGCACCCGGGACGGGTTCAGGCTAACCCCAAGGGGTTTGCGCGGTCGGGGGCGCCGGTTGCGTGGGCTGCTGCTGCGGAGCGTACTGCGCGCCAGGGTCCGGGTTCGCGAGGTAGCCGGCCGGGCCTGGCTGCTGTGGCGGGTACTGCGGGAACTGGCCCGGGGCAGGCTGCGGCGCCATCGGCGGGTAGCCGGGGGGCGGGCCTTGGGGCTGCTGCGCGGGCGCGTAGCCCTGCTGCGGTCCGTACTGCGCCGGGGGCGCGTACTGCTGCGGGATCGTCTGGACGTACTGCGGTCCGGTCTGCATCGGCGCGGCCTGCTGACCCGGCACCGGTTCCGCGGTCGACCGGAAGGGAAGATTCCCGGTCTGCTCCCCGGCAAGGTACTGGTGGGCGAGCGCGATGTCCTCGTTACTCGGGTCGTCGAGCCGGTACGGCGCGTTGTTCCCCGGCGTGCTGGACGTGCCGAGCCCGACGCGCGCCAGGCAACGCCCGCCCGCCGGGTTGGTCGGGCCGGGCAGGTAGCCCTGTAGCTGCGTAACCACGCTCTTCTGCGACAGAAACACGCCCTTGTAGCCCACGGGCATCGCCGGATCCTGATGCGTGTTCGGCCGGCCCTGCTGCATCGAGCCACCGAACGCCAGTGCTCCGCCGTCGAGTACGACGATGTCGGCCGTGATTCGGTCCTGCAATTTGTTGGGGTCGGTGCCCGGTGCCTTGATTCCGCGGTCGAGTGCGGTCGGACGGATGAGCACCAGCCGTCCCCGGAGGTCCGAGAGCTTGGGCCGCGGGTAGGCCTGGCCAGCCGGCGGGGGTGCGGTGAAGCCGGCCGGCATGCTCGGTCCCATCTGGGCCGGGGCGGGCTGCGCGGGCGGGGCGCTGTATTGCGGTTGCTGTTGCGGATAGGTCGGCTGCTGCATCGGCTGCTGCGGCGGGTACTGCTGCGGCTGAGCGGGAGCGTAGCCCTGCGCGGGCTGGCCGTACTGCGGGTACGTCACGGTGACTCGATTCGGTAGACGGCAACGGTGTCGGTGTCTCCGCCCGACGCCGTCGCACGGGGCAGACGTCGGGCGGAGCGCGTGCGGAGCCCGGGAATCGAACCCGGCCGGACGGGGGGTCAGCCCGTACGTTCCGATCCGGCACAGCGCGCTTGCGGGCGATCGCGTCCGGATGCTGGGTCAGGGGTGCCGCGGGAGGCGTCGCGCGGACCCTTGCTCCGACCAGTGGAGCACCGGGCTGGCCCTCCACAGCAGGCCCGGCGAACCACGAACTTATGGAGTTGTCGCGAGGACTGGAGTCCTCGGCTGCACATCGAGAACGCTACCGCGCCCGACTGTCAGAGTCAACAGCGAACTGTTGGGCAATCCATCGAGCACCAGCGGGCGCCGCTGGTCGTCGTCGCCCATGACGGGGCAGGCCCGGCGGACCGAGCATGCGATACAGAGATTGCTCGGGTTGACGGGGTATAGGCCGGCGCGCTCGCTGACGTCCATGAGGCTGGCCTCGTACCCGAACCGCTCATACGCATCGGGGAGCGGTATACGTATAGCCCTACTCGCTGCCCCCTTCCGGCCGAGCCAGTAGTCTCCCCACACCTCGACTTGCTTGGCCTTGCCGTCAGGGTCCGCGAGAAGACCGTTCTGTGCTAGCAGCACGCCGTACGCGGGTAGCTGGATACCGCCCGGTGCCGGGGCGTTGCGACCAAACTTGAAGTCGCGCACGGTTAGCGCCCCGGTCGCGTGTTCGAGCACGTGATCAATGATGCCCCGAACCGGCACACCGTTGACTATGCCGGCGAGGTCGACTTCGAGCATGAGCTGACCAGTCCCCTTGTCCACCATGGTCTCAGCGGTCCGGTCGGCCTGGCGCTCGATGTACAGGGCCACGAATTCCGGCCCCTTGTCCTGCCACCACTCCTGACCCTCGCGTCCGCCATCGGCCGCGTACCACAGTTCCGGGGCGAACTCGGTCGTCTCGCGGAACTCTTCGATCTTGAGGCGCAGGCCGACCCGGTACATCTCGGCTGCGCGGTCCGGCGTCATAGCCGCCACCTCGCCCCGGGCGCGCTGGCGCTCGTACGCGTTGACGATCTCGTGCGCGACGATGCCCCCGATGTTGGACCAGGCCGGACGTTTTGGGATGCGGTCGACGCGTTCTAGCCGGTACTGCATCCCGCACGTGTTGTAACTCGTGATCTGGCTGATTGACCGCGTGGCGTATCGCCCGCCAACGGTCGTCAGGCTTTTGGGACTTCCGTCCCCTCCACCCCATCGTCGTCGACCCACGGGGCCGGCGGACCGAACGCGGGGGGCGAGGCCGGGTACACCGCCCACGTCTCGTCTCCGTCGATCTCGACGTAGGCTCCGGGCGGGCCGAACGGTCCGATCTCCGCCATGACCGCGGGCACGAAGTTGGCGGGAGTGGAGCCGTCCGGTTCGCG